TTCATGTCTGCTGTTGATGCGAACCTTTGGCCAGACTCAACAATAAAGCCCATGAGCTGAAACAAAGTACCACTCGGCTCTTTGAACGGCAATGGCATGATTGCTTTATTGACATCATCAACTGTTGCGTCTAGGTCAACGAACTCTCCAGGATTGACATCGATCTCGCCACCGCTGACTCTGCCTTTAAGTTTGAAGCCACCTTGCATGTTTGCGAATGCAGCTGAATCAAGCAGAGCTCTGAGTGCTCCTGTTGCTGCCTTGCCTAAACCACCGATCATGTGATAAAGGCCAAAGCCATAAAAACCAACCCCAGGAAGGAATTTATAACTCACAAACCAATTTCTGCGCTCTTTACGACTGTCGTCTTCACGCCAGTTCCTGCGGATTGATACAATTTTCTCTGAATCATAATCAATAGTTATGACATACGGCAACGCCACAAGGCTTTCTTCCTCTTGGTTTTCAATGCCGTCCATGCCTTCAAAAGCCTGATAAACATGCATCTCAAGCAAGGTCATAACTTCATCTTGCTCGTCGTCTGCGTATGCATTTACGCCTTCAATTTCAGATGTGATATCACCAGATGGGTCTATTCCATCACCTGAATATTTACTTGGTAAATACCAACCTGCCTGAACATAACGATTGTAATCGTTTTTTGGCAAACGTATGACTTGGGTGTATCTTGGCGAAGTAAAAAGATCTGTGCTCTCTGGCGCAACAATGAAGTCTTCAGCCTTTACAAATTTCGAGCATTGACGCTCAAGATTTGCATCCCACCAGACCTTTTTAAAAGTTTGACCAACAAGAGGAAGTTGAAAGAGCATCTGATCAAGATCAGGAAAATATTCTGGCATCTGCTCAGTGATTTGGTAATTCATGAAGTCTCTGACACGAGCTGCTTGAGCTTCAGTGTCTTCATTCGGCTCACCAACGATTGTGGTCTTTACTGGTCCACCAGCTGGATAAAGTTCTGAGATTGCTTTAGCGTTAAACTGGGTTGCTGCTTCAGCTATGAGAGGATGAACAACTGTACTCAAGCCACGGCTGGCTCTTTCCTCTTCAGACTCCTCAAGCCCACCATCTGGGTCAAGTGTTCGCAAGCCATTTTTGTATCGCTCTTCCCATTCAGATCTTGCTGCGCTATCTGACTCGTAAGATTTAATGAGAGTTGAAGCACGACGACCAAGCTCTTCTTCAGAGATTAATTCAGCAATGTTTGAATCAAAGTCTGTTCCGACCTCTTCAACAAAATCTAATTCAGGATCACCTATGAGAACTTCATTATCGCCAAAAGCCTCAACTTGAAGCTCGTCTGATGGCGCACCCTCCGCAAACGGGATTGTGTCTGGGTTTAGTGGGATTGGTTCTCTAGCCATATAATGTCACCCTTTGTCTTGGTGCTTCATCATCATCTTCAAAATCTTCAGAATGCGAAACAAACCACCCTTTTCTAAGCCTCAACCAAGCTTGTGTGCATGTGTCAACTATATCGTCATTATCACCAGCTGGAAAGGCTGCACAAATATCTATTAAATTTTTAGCCCATTTTTTGTCAGAAGGAAAGTAAATTCTGCCATCTTCCAAAAGAGCAGAACTTGCATGAGCACGAGCTTCCTTGTCTCTGTCAGGCATATACTCAATTACTGGGATTCCTGCAATGCGAAGATCTTGTAACAAACTTTGACCAGAAGCCTTCTTTTCAATCATAACTGCATCAGGTTCAAAATCATAATATGCTTCTTGAGCTATTCTTCTCAGCTCTGGGTAAGTTACTCTGTCATACCACATATCAATAACAATAGCATTCATTTGACCATGTTGGCGGAAAACACCCCATGTTGTTCTTGCTGAATACGAGCTTTTCTCTTTTGTGCTGAAAGCAGTGTCCCAAGATTGAATGACATATTCTATTTCGGGCAGATCATCACCCTCCCATGGAACCCACCATTCAGCTCGCAAGATTCCCCCACCTTTCGGCATCGGGCGTTGCTGCAGTTGTCCTGCTGAGGCATATGTACCCAGTGACCGCTCGAGTTTTGTGAGTGTGATGTCATCAATTCTCTTTGGCCAGAGGAGATCTCCCTCTGCTGTTCTCGGGTCTGTGAAACCGAGAGATGTCTGGGTTGGTGTTGGATGCCCGATCTCATATCGAGCAGGTAAGCATAAATGATCCCAATCGTCATGTTCGTTCGCCAATATGTGTCCTGTTAAATCATTTTCGTGAACTCTCTGCATAATTATAATGAATGCACCTGTCTTTGGGTCATTGAGTCGGGATTGCATGGCTTGATCCCACCACTCAAGAACACCTACCCGCACTGCGGAAGATTCTGCTTCACGAACATTGTGCGGATCGTCAATTACAATGATGTCTCCACCTTCACCAGTCAAAGCACCATCAACCGAAGTGGCTATCCTTTGGCCAGTCTTGTCATTCTCAAAACGTTGTTTCTGGTTCTGGTCACCTGTTAGGCTGAATGTTTCCCCAAAGTGATCTTTGTACCATGGGCTATCAATCAGGCGTCTGCATTTTACCGAATCTCTGACGGAAAGTGATGCTGCGTATGACGCAAACAAGAATCTCTTTTGCGGCTGGATGGTCCAAGTCCAAGCAGGCAAAGCCACTGCCACCGATATTGACTTCATGTGCCTCGGTGGTATGTTGATGATCAATCTCTTTATGTCACCTTCAACAACTGCTTGCAAATGTTCGCTGATAGCGTCAATGTGCCAGTTGTCGTGAAACTCTCGTCCTGGTTCAATCGTTGGCCAAGAGCTCTTGGTAAACTCCTTCAGAGATCTCCTCATCTTCTCCGCTCTCACTTCCTTCAATGACAGCGTGTTCAAGAACTCGTTCAATTGTGGTGAGGTCATTATCGCTCAATCTGCTGATATCCAGCACCTTTCTCTCTTCAATCTGTGCTTTTATTTCTACTGCCTTTAGGTCTGGGACGCACTTGCCCAAAAGTGTCTTGGCAGCCATTACACGCAATTCAGGATCAGCTGCAACCTTTCCTGCTTCTGTGGCCAATCCTTCAGAGTCTTTTATATAAACTGGGAACATCTCTTTGCCCTGCATGACGCCAGCAAGAAAACCAACAGGATCTGCTTGTCCCATGATCCAATTGATTGTTGCGTGATGATTCCATTTGTATGGTTTTTGCCGAGCCTTCTTTTGGTTCTTCATTGGCTCAACTGATTTAAAACGACCATCCCATGTCTCTGGCCGGACTGGTGGTCCATCCTTAACAGGACGCTTTATTATCGTCTCAGGTTCTCTAGGCTTCCTTGGACGACCTAGTTTCTTCTTCTCTTCTGACATATTTACAGCCTTTCAACCTTGGTTTCTGTGGTCAACAGTAAAACTAACTGTCATGAGTATTACTTATTTTTACCAAAAAGAAAAGCCCAGACGAATCTGGGCTTAAAGTTTAAGGGAGAAAACATGCATGAAATTGCTGCTTACTTTTTTATGATCGCTCGCATTGGTCAAAGAATCAAGTTTTATTTTTCTCATCATCATCATTAGCTGGCATGAAAGGCCAATGACCTTTTGGATCAACTGGTTCTTTGGCGTAACATTCGTTGCAATACCATTGGCCTTCAGAATAAACTGCCAAGAATAATTCACCAACTGATTGAGGTGCACCACCACATCCCCTGCAAAGATCACCATGCCAAGTATACCAATAATGACTGCCCATGTTTTCAGTACCGATGTAATCAGTGAAGCCATGAAGAATCATTGTTCTTGTTTTTGAGTTGTGCTCAAGTTCTTTACGGATCTTTGAAAACCTTTTGAAGTCTTTCTTTAACTCAGCATGAGTTTTGTTACAGCAGATGCACCTGTTCTGGTGCACCTTTTTACCGTCAATAATTTTGAACCATTCACCTTTGTGATTATTTATCATAGTCAAACACCTCCATAAACTGTTCAACAGTCACACAAGAGCTGTAATCATTCCACAACTCTTTTTCCCAAGTCTGACAATTCATCATCATATTAATGACAACAAACACAACAGCGAAAGAGATGAACACAGTCATGAACATCCCAATTATAAATTCAATCAACCTTATCATTTTGACCACCCCCCAATAGTTGAGTAGCCGAGCATGTAGCTCAAACGACCATTGGCTGAAAATCCCTCAACACAAGTGTCAAACCCAGTTGCCTCTGCAGCCTTTTTGGCTTCATTGAGGTCACGGAACACTTTGTCCTCAACTGAGGAATGCGGGATGTTAACAAGACGCAACTTATAAATCATGATGATTTCCTTTCTCAAAGAGAGAGGGTGAGGCCAATCCCCACCCCCAATGTTACCTTAAAAATTGTAGTCGTAAAACTTTCTTGGCTGAGTTGACAGGACGTGCTTGCCCATGGCTGACTTCCAACCTCTTTTGCCCAAGCGAACTTTTACCACCTGACCATCAGGGCAAGATGTGTAACCATAAGTCTGCTTGTTCTGGTTGGTGCAATGACCAGCAAACCCTCCAGGAATAACCTCAGGCTTGAATCCTTCATCAAGATCAGCCTTCATTGCCCTGACTTCAATGGTCTTGGGAGAGACAACACGGATGATCTCAAATGGATAAACGTCTGACCAGCCATGCATGTTTGCATATTTGTACTCAATCGCTTCAACCTCATACTGGTATTCACGAGAGTAGTTGCCCATCTCTTTGAAAGTTGGCAAAGTAGCCATGTGCTCTTCAGCTTCTTCACGAGTTGAAAAAACCAAGTCAGTGCCACCCATTTGACGAACAAACTCAGTTTGCATGTCGGAGTGGGCATTTGTGCCCTTGGCGAAGATAATGTAGTCAGAACGAATTTTGTAAACTGTAAGCATGATGTTTTCCTTTCTCAGTAACTCTTTACTCTTTTAGTATCGCTGATTCTTTCACAAAAAGCAACAAAGAAAGTTATTTTTATAATCAGGCAAAACAAAGACTTGCAATATTTTACGAAAAAAGTTCCCAGACTCTGGGTTGCCGTTTCCCTTACTTTTTAGGTTTGGGTCGCCTTTCAGTACGTTGCAAACGAAAGGTTTTTTAACTTCCGAAACCGACGAAACC